AGCCAAGCCTAGCCCAGAGGAAATGCTGGCGCAGGTACAGGCGCAGTCCATTCAGGCAGACATTCAGAAGAAAGCAGCGGAACTCCAGCTACAGCGGGAGAAGATGCTGCGAGATGACGACCGTGCGCGTGACCAGATGGCGCAGGATCGTGAAATCGCCCTCACTGAGTTGCAGTTGAAGTACCAGACGCAGCTTCAGCAGACGGACATGAAGATTCAGGCAGAACAGATGGCCCCTCGTGAGGTGCAGCAGTGACCCTCGACGAGCAGATCCAGCGCGGCATGAAGGCCGAAATGATCCTCAATGACGCCCTCTTTCAAGAGATGGTGCAGGACGTTGAGATTCAGGCGGTAGCCGACTGGAAGTTCGCCCAAAGTATCGCGGAGCGCGAGATGTGCTGGATGAAAGTCCAGGCTCTCGATGCCGTGATGAAGGAACTACGCGCAGTACGCGACAACGCCCTGATGGTGGAGAAGCGTATTGGCAAGGATGGGAATAAATGAGCGATACGTCTTTGACTCTTGACCAAGCCGCAGAGCAGATTTCGGGAATCCTGAATCCTCAGACTGAGGAGACCCAGGCCGAAGACGCTGCTCACGAAGCAGACGCCACGGAGACGGAGGAAGCGGAAGTAGAGGCTGACCCAGACGAAGCCGAAGCAGAAGCGGAAACGGAAGACACGCAGGAGGAACCTGCTCCAGAACCTCAAGCAATTGAGATTGACGGGCAGAAGATCCCCCTAGAGGAAGTCAAGCGCGGGATGCTGCGTCAGGCAGACTACACGCGCAAGACCCAGGAATTAGCTGACCACCGTAAGACGCTGGAGTCCGAAGCAGCCGCTCTCCGACAGGAGCGGGACCTGTATTCGCAGTTACTCCCCGCATTGCAGCAGCAGCTACAAGCAGCAGAACCAGATTGGGACAAGGAGTTCGCAGATAACCCCATCGAAGCCGTAAAGAAGCAGTACGAGTTCCAGCGCAAGCGGGAAGCCGCTCTCGTTGCACAGCAGGAAGCGCAACGCATCCAGGCTGTACGTGAGCAGGAAACCGCACAGCAGTACAAGGCGCGGCTGGACGAGGAATACGGAAAGCTGGTCGCCGCGATCCCTGAGTGGAAAAACGCGGATACCGCCAAGGCTGAGATGGCGAAGCTCGTTGAGGTGGCAAAGACCTTTGGTTGGTCCGATGCAGAACTCAACGGCTTCAACGATCACCGTCAGGTGCTCGTGCTGCGTGCTGCTGCGAAGGGACTCGATCAGCAGAAGCGGGTAGCGGCAGTGAAAGCCGCAGAACCCAAGGTTGCTGTGATGAAACCCGGCGCGAAGCCCACGAGGGTCGCTGATGAAGTTACGCAAATGAAGCAACGTCTGGCAAAGAGCGGTCGCGTCGAAGACGCTGCTGCGTTCATCCGCAACACAATCCTCAAAGGAGAAAAGTAAGTGGCTATCCAGACCAATAGCTTTACCCGATTCGATGCAATCGGCGTCCGTGAAGACTTGGCGAATGTGATCTACAACATCTCGCCCACCGAAACCCCGTTCATCAACAATGTTGGACGTGGCAAGGTGACCAACACCCTGTTTGAATGGCAGACCGACGCGCTGGCTTCGCCCTCCGCTACGGCGCAGATCGAAGGCAATGACTGGGCTGCTACCTCTCAGGCGCAGACGGCTACCGTTCGCCTCGGCAACCGCACCCAGATCCAGTCGAAGGTCATCATCACGACTGGCACGCTCGAAGCTGTCAATAGGGCTGGCCGTGCTGACGAGATGGCGTACCTCATGGCGAAGGGCATGAAGGAACTGAAGCGGGACATGGAATACTCGCTGCTTCAGAACCAGGGCGCTGTCACTGGTAGCACGTCGGCTGCTCGTCAGACCGCTGCGTTGCTGGCCTTCCTGAAGACCAACATCGATAAGGACGCTGGCGGCACGAACCCCACCTACTCCTCGGGTGTCCCCGGTGTGGCTCGTACTGATGGCACGGTGCGTACCTTTACGGAAACGATCCTCAAGAGCGTTCTCCAGAAGGTGTGGACCTCGGGCGGCGACCCCACGATGGTAATGGTTGGTCCGGTGAACAAGCAACGGGCTTCCGGCTTCTCTGGCGTTGCCACGAAGTACAAGGAAGTCAAGAGCGGTCAGGCTGCAATCGTTGGTGCTGCGGACGTGTACGTTGGCGACTTCGGTGAAGTCTCCATCGTCCCGAACCGCTTCCAGCGTGAGCAGGATGGCTTCGTTCTTCAGCCGGATATGATCTCGGTCGATTATCTGCGTCCGTTCGAGCAGGTTGAGCTTGCGAAGACGGGCGATGCCCAGAAGCGCATGATCACGGTCGAGTACGGGCTTCGCGTGAAAAACGAAGCAGCGCAGGGCTTGGCGGCTGACCTCATCACTAGCTAAGGGGCCGCAAGGCGGGGTGGGTAAAGAGGGAGGTTATCGCCTCCCTCTGCCCCCGTAACCACTACATGATTCGCACAAGAACATTTGACCATGACGCCAGTACCGGGATTACCGAACTCTGGCATTTCGACGACGAAACGGGAATCGTAACGCTGGAATCGCAGCAGGACGTTTCCGGTTTGGTTGACGCGAACAAGTCAGAGTTTAAGCATTTTGACGAGCGTGCTCGTTACCAGGATGGGATGACGAAGGTTGCATCCATCCCACTCAGTGTTTGGTCCGATCTGCGCCGTAAAGGTATTGATCGGGACAAGCGTGCGATGAAGGCGTGGTTGAACGATCCAGACAATCGGTTCTTTAGAACCAGACCGGGGAGAGTATGAGAAAGCTAGCGATTGCTATGCCAGCACGGGACGCGATGGAGGTCATGACGGCCTTCGACTTCGCTACTGCTGTTGGCTGGCACTGCACACAGTTCCCAGAAGACACCCTGATTCCACTCGTTTCGATGGGGACGTTGCTCGTTTCCCAGCGGCATGAGTTGGTAGATATGGCGCAGAAGGAGGGAGCTACGCACATTCTGTGGCTGGACTCCGACATGCGCTTCCCCGCTGACCTGTTCAGCAGACTTCTTGACCGTGACATGGATGTGGTGGCAGCGAACTGCCCGAAGCGGCGTATGCCGATTGGTCCGACGGCTGGGAACTTCGATGTGGAAACGCGCCGGAAAGTGGACGTTTTCACTAGACCAGAATCTACCGGGCTGGAGCAGGTGGATATGGTTGGAACGGGGGTGATGTTGTGCCGGATGAGTGTGTTTGACCAGATCCCCAAGCCTTACTTCGCTACCCCGTGGGTTGCAGAGGCGAACAGCTACCAAGGGGAGGACGTGTACTTCTGCAAGTTGCTGAAGGATGCAGGTATCCCGGTGTTCATTGACCACGATGTTTCCAGAGAGATCGGTCATATCGGGAACTTCGAGTACCGCCACAACCACGTTTGGGCTGTGGCCGATATCAAGGAAGCCAAGAAGAAAGAGAAGTTGATTGAGGTAGTGGTTTGATTACTTCCTACTCCACGCTGAAGTCTGCTGTCGCTGACTACCTGAACCGCCAAGACTTGACGACGGTCATCCCGACGTTCATTTCGCTGGCAGAGAAGGAGATTCAGCGCACGCTGCGTGTTCGGGATATGCTGTGCCGCTCGACGGCTACGATCTCCGACCAGTACGCTGCGTTGCCTGTGGACTTCCTGGAGATGAAGAAGTTCCGTATCTCGGTGAATGGCCTGTGGCGACCGTTGACGATCCTCGGGGATAAGCAGGTAGATGATGTTCGCCTGAGCTATGGCACTACTGGTGCGCCGGAAAGCTACGCGCTGAACGCAGATGCTCTAGAGTTTGTACCTGCCCCTGACGGAGAGTACGACACGGAGATGACGTACTACGAGAAGATCACTCCTCTGTCGGACGACGACACAACGAACTGGCTTCTGGAGAAGGCTCCAGACCTGTACTTGTTCGGGGCTTTGCTTCAGTCTGCGCCGTACCTCAAAGAAGATGAGCGAATCGGGCTGTGGAGTGGGCTGTATAAGTCCATTTTATCGGATATCCAAGCGGAGAGCGATCGGTCTGACTATGCCGGGTCTACTCCACGGGTACGTTCAAAAGCAATCGGTTAAAGGGAGAATCATGGAACAACGCATCGTAGAAGCTGTCGGATTGGGCTATCGCCCTGGACCTGTTTCGATCAAGAAGGGTATCGTTCGCGCTGCGATGCGCGGCTTTGTATGGTTGCTGCATCGCAACATGATCCCGCTCGAATGGCGGCAGCGTGCGATGTTTGGCGCTCTCTCGTTGCGCTCGAAGTTCCTTGGGGTTCCGTTCCTCGCTGGAGCGTCGATGGGAGATACGTTCGAGAACGACTTGATGAAGTTGATCTTCCAGGCGACGGCGATTGCGAACGTGGCAGACAACGCGGGTACGTCTCCTCTTACCAATCTTTCGGTGGCATTGCATACTGCCGATCCAGGCGAGACTGGCACGCAGTCCACGTCGGAGATCACCTACACCAGCTATGCGCGTGTCTCGGTGGCTCGTACCTCTGGTGGCTGGACGGTAACGGCGAACAGTGTTAGCCCTGTGGCGTCGATCAGCTTCCCTGCTGGCACGGGTGGCAGTGGCACGGCTACTCACTTCTCGGTTGGCCCTACGGGTGGTGGCGCTACGAAGATTTTCTTCAGTGGAACGGTTACGCCGAACATTGTCACAGGTAACACCATCACTCCGGTGCTGACCACGGCTACCGCTATCACTATCGACTAATAAAGGGCTACCCGCGCTAAATGGCAATCGCCCTAGTCAACAATAACGCTATCTCGACGACCAACACGGTCACGGTTACTACGCCGACCGTGGGCAACGTCTTGATTGGCATTTTTGCTGCACGCGGGGCGACTACCGTATCGACGGTAACGCAAACGAACGTCGCTTGGACGTTCGTGGGTCGCAGTGCCACGAACTCCACAGTGGAGATTTGGTACGGCGTACCATCTGCGTCTCCCGGCACTAGCGTAACGATTGCTTGGGCCAGCGGCACTTCCAACGTTGAGAATCAGGTAGCAGAGTTCAGTGGCATCCCTGCTACCTCTTTCACGGATGGATCTATCGTAGTCAAGACCGGGACCAGTACGGCAAACGCCAACACGAATAGCTTCGTCACGACCAACCCTGACGATCTAATGATTGCTGGAGTAGTGTTCACGACTGCGGTAACGGCAAGCACTCCTACTAATAGCTTCAACCTGCTGCGTGCTGGGTCTGCTGGCTCTGGTACTACTGCTCGTGGAGCAGCGGCGTCTTACCGTATCGTAACGTCTGCTACGTCTTATTCGACGGGATGGACTAGTGCTTCAGCTACTTGGGATTCTGTCATCATCGGCTTCAAGGGCGGGACGCGCAGTTCCCCGTCCTCTGCTGCTGGCACGTCTACTGTAACGGCCACGGGACGATCAACCGCTCAGTCTCCCGGCTCTGCTTCTGGTCTTGGTGCTGCAACTGGCGTTGGCGCGGCTAGTGCTTCATCTTCCGGCTCTGCTGCCGGGACATCCACGGTAGCGGCGACAGGCGCAGCCACATTCAGAGCGGCGGCTTCTTCCAATGGAACTTCTACGGTAGCGGCAACGGGCATTGCTGAGTACCGCGCGTCTGGCTCTGCTTCGGCCACCTCTACGGTTAGCGGAGTGGCTCT